AATATTAACAAACTATTAGTTGGAAGATACTATCGACATAAACGAAAGCTCTAAGGTGCAGTTAGATGTAAAAAGTCTAATTGGTATTGTAGCTGGTATAATTTCTCTTGCAGGTATATGGTTTACATTGCGAGCAGAGATTTCTCAGTTACAATTAGATGTAGTACGTATGCAAGACAACGTAGAGCTTAACCATGAATTTAGAGTTAAGTGGCCTAGAGGTGAAATGGGTGCTTTACCTGATGATGCTAAACAAGATTTAAAAATAGACTATTTACAGAAAGAAGTTGATTATCTACGTAAAGTAGTTAAAGATTTAGAAATTAAACAAGCAAAAACTGAATAATGAAATTAAGTAAAAACTTTGCGTTGTCTGAGATAACACACAGCAACACAGCTAAAAGATTAGGGATAGAAAATGAGCCGACTGAAGTACACTTACAAAATATGCAGCATCTTGTGGACAATCTTATACAGCCTCTTCGTGACTCTATTGGTCCTATCAGGATCAGTAGTGGTTATCGTAACCCATCGCTCAATCGTGCTATTGGTGGCAGTAGTTCTTCGCAGCATTGCAAAGGTGAGGCATTGGACATCCAGTTTTGGCAGATGGGGAAGATGATGAACGAACTTATCTATGAGTGGATTTTAGATTCAGGTTTAGAGTTTGACCAGATGATTAATGAGTTTGATTTTGCTTGGATACATATATCTTTAAAAGCTAAAGATAATAGAAAGCAAGTACTCGAAGCCTATAAAAATGAGGATGGAGATACTAAATATAAGTACGCAGACGTATGAGTAAGCTTTTAGATTTCTTAGGTGGTGGAGTAGTTAAGCAGGTCGGTGATGTGCTTGACAACCTAACTACGTCTAAAGAAGAAAAGCTAGAAGCTCAACGTAAGATACAGGAGGTTCTTATGCAGGCTGAGTCACAAGCTCAGGAGCAAGTAACTAAGCGTTGGGAGGCTGATATGAAGTCTGACAACTGGCTTAGTAAAAATATTAGACCTTTAATATGTATATTTTTAACTGCAATTTTTGTAGTTTTGTCAGTATTTGATGGGAATGTAGGGGAGTTTAAAATAAATGATTCTTATGTTCCAATATATCAAACATTATTAATAACAGTATATGGGGCTTACTTTGCAGGTAGGTCTATAGAGAAAATAAAGAAAAAGTAAAATGGCTACACTTAAAGGTAAATCAATATCGTCTACTTATCAGAATTTGTTACAGACATCTTCTGAGGTAAATAATACAACATTAAAAAAGGTAGAGACTGGATCTGGGACTCCAACATCTATGAGGTTGGCAACTGATAAGGTTGAGTTTACTAAGGTTGGTATTGGTACGTCAGATTTAAACCCTGATGGGTTGTTACACGTTATGGGTGTTAGTGCAGGTTCTGTATCTTCAGATGTTTCTGCTAACCAACTTACACTAGAGAACTCTACGGACTCTGGGTTAACAATACTATCTGGAGCTTCTTCATCTGGTAACATATTTTTTGGTGATGCAAATAGTAATAAGTCAGGTCAGATATATTATGATCACGATGGAGATTACTTGGGGATAGCAACAGGTGGTTCTGAAAGATTTAGAATTAGTAATACTGGAGACTTAACAATATCTGGTAATTTATCTCAATCTTCAGAAAGGTATATACTAGAGGAATTTTTTCATAAGATACCTCACAAGGATATTAAAGATACTGAGGAGTCTAATATTAACACAACAATAACTAGTCATACTAAAAATGTTAGAATTGTAACTCAAGCTATTGATTTGGGTGCTAGTGACACTCATCAGATTACTCTTACTAATCATCTAATATATCCCAATTCTCATGTTTTAGCAGTTCTCGTTGATACAAGTGCTACTATAGCTGATAATGCTATGGTAAATGTTATGGTTCACGATGTAGTAAATGGATCTTGCAAAATTAGGATTGGTACTAATGCTGTTGATATTGGCAACATGACATTTACTATACAGGTTGTTGTTGATCCACATATTGATTCAAACGATAGCTGGGCTACAACTGGTGTAAATTCTGATGATCTGTCAACATTATATCCTGGTACAGACCCAGGTATAAGAATTACAACTGGTGGATCTAATAACGATCAAGCTATATTATACCCAAAAATAAGTAACTTAGGTAATGGATCTCCCACCAATAATATATCAGCTTGGAGAAATGTAAATTTTCATTCTCAACATCAAACTCATTTTGAAGCGTCAATAACAACTTATACAGTTGTAACTAATTCAGCTATATTATGTGGAATGAGGACTAATAGCACTGCTGATAACGATGCTCTTATTAGTTATGAGAATAATGATGATCAAGCGTACTTTTTGTATGCTACTAGTGATTTACTAGGTCCTTTAACTAACAATGGAAATCTTCATTTTGTTTATAGTATTGGTGGTGTCGACTATGTAACTGATTTAGGTATAGTTGTTCAACCAAGTACTGTTTACAGATTAAAGTTTGCTTTTGATGAAAGTAGAAGAATTAGTGTTTTTGTTAATGGAGTTCAGTATGGTTTAACATCTACCCCTACAACTACAACAGCAGGTGGTGTTACTCAGTCTAATAACAAAGCTAAGTCTTTAGTTATGACTTCTGGTTCAGGTATAGTTCCAGTTATAGGTGTTCAAGCTTTAACTGCATTAAATGCATTTTTGAATATAAATTTTATTAAAGTTTCAAGAACAATACAATAATTAAATTAAATTAAAATGGAAACAATAAACCCTATTATTAGAAAAATTACAATAGGGGACTTAAAGCAAGGCTTGACTTACCAGGTAGGTCAAAAGATGCTAGGGGGTTCTCTAAAGATAACAGCAATCATACAAGACGAGGCAGCTTGGTACAAGCACCAACAAGTAGTGTATGATGTGTATATAAAAAAAGATGGAGAGGAGTTCTCTAAGCCTTGGAAAAGGTTTTTCTCTCAGCCAACAGCTATAGAGTACAACACAGATGTCCTAGATGACTACGAAGTAAAGTAAATTAAAACAAAAGAAAATGAAGCCAATTAAAGATCTCTACTGGATAGAAGTAGAAAAAGAAACAGAAGACACTATAACTATAAACGGTCAAGAGATGTACAGAGATACGTCTTACGACCCTATGAAGTTGGCAAGACAGTATGGTACTATATATAAAACTCCAATTAAGGATACTAAAGATGTAGGCATACAAGAAGGAGATAAGGTTTGGTTTCACCACTTTATTGCAACCCCAGTAAATGAGGTAAAGCATATAGATAAGGAAAATATATATCAAGCTTTTGCAGAGCAGATATACCTTATAAAAAGAGGTGATGAGTATATACCTGTAGGTGTATGGAACTTTATGGAGCAAGAAATGCAAGAGCCAGAGCAATCTGAGTCTGGAATATTCTTAGAGACTTCAGCATCTGAGGTAGAGCTTCATGGTAAGGCAGTTCTTATAAATGATTGGATGAAGGATCAAGGAGTGAAAGAAGGCGATAGAGTAACGTGGAGTGAGAACTCTGAGTACGACATGGATATAGATGGTCAGAAACTTCTTAGAATGCGTAATATTGATGTATTAGCTGTCTATGGAGAGTAATGATAAGAATTATGCTTTAACCACCTTAGAACGCCTTATAGAGGCTAGTAAAGGTGCTATAGACCTTCTTATAGAAGAGATAAGCAAACCTCTGATAGAGGAAGATGACGCAAAGAGAAGACAAGCAATAAAAGCAAAAAGAGAATGCTTTGAAGACTGTCAAGAAATTCTTTTAGGAATTAAAAACCTAGAGGATAGAATTAAAGATGGTTCTTCTTTAATAGAAGACAAGAAAGACTTTAAAGGTTCTTTTGCAGAAAAGTATGCAAGAAAATAATACGATATATTTAATTGAAGACAGTCATGGTGAGGTAATGGAGTTTGACAATTTAAAGATTGTCTTACCTAAAAGACCTAGGTATAATAAAGATATACTTTACCACGACCTACCCAAAGCAAAGCAGAAGTGGACTAGACTTCAACCACCAAAGGCTTTAACAAGGGAGAACGCTTCTGACTTTGTAGATTACATAGAGGAAGAGTTTAGGCGTAGAATGGAGGGGTTATGGTTTTATAACAACGGAGTTCCTACGTATATCACTGGGTCACATTATATGTTTATCCAGTGGAGTAAGATTGATGTAGGGTATCCTGATTACAGAGATGCCAACAGAACGTTCTTTATTTTTTGGGAAGCGTGTAAATTAGATAAGAACTCTTACGGAATGTGTTTTCTTAAAAACAGACGTAGTGGGTTTTCATACATGGCTAGTAGTGAGACAGTTAATTTATCTACCATGACTTACGAAAGTAGGTTTGGTATATTATCAAAGACTGGTGCAGATGCTAAGACTATGTTTACTGATAAGGTGGTGCGTATATATCGTAACTACCCATTCTTTTTTCAACCAATACAGGATGGTTCTAGCAACCCTCGTGTAGAGCTGGCCTTTAGAGAGCCTGCTAAGAAGATAACAAAGAATCAGAAACACATAGAGGACTCTGAAGCTTTGAACTCTAGTATAGATTGGAAGAACACTGGTGATAACAGTTACGATGGTGAAAAGTTAAAACTTCTAGTTCATGATGAAGCTGCTAAGTGGATTGGTCAGAACTCTATAAAGAAGAACTGGAGTGTAACACAAACCTGTCTGTTACTAGGTAGAAAGATTGTAGGTAAGTGTATGATGGGCTCTACTGCTAACAAGTTGCAGGATGGTGGTTCAGAGTATAAGGATATATTCTACGACTCTAACATGAGTGAGAAAGATTTAAACGGTAGGACTAAAAGTGGACTATACAAGTTGTTTATACCTGCTTACGATAACCTAGAAGGATTTATAGACGAGTATGGTAATTCTGTAATAGATACTCCAGAAAAACCTATTATGGGTGTTGACGATATGTTAATAGACGTAGGTGCTAAGGATTACATACAAAATAGGAGAGATGCTTTAAAAAACGATAGTACATCATTATCAGAATTTAAAAGACAATTTCCTTTTACTATGGAAGAAGCCTTTAGAAATGACACTCAAAGTTGTATATTTGACGTTGAAAGAATCTATCAACAGATGGATTATAACGAAGTTAATAGTATAACTACTACTAAAGGAGAGTTTATATGGAAAGGTGGAGTACAAGATAGCGAAGTTATTTGGGTTCCTCATAGAAAGGGTAAGTGGGAAATTAGTTGGGTTCCTGAAGCTGGTAATCAAAATGTTATCGGAAAAAGGTTTAACAAAAAATTTCCAGGAAGATCAGATAGCTTGGTTGCAGGCTGTGACCCTTACGATCATGACACCACTACTGATGGTAGGAGATCTGATGCTGCTGCTCATGTCTTTCACAAGTTTAGTATGTCAAGCGATGCGTCTATGCAGTTTGTATGTGAATACATTAATAGACCTCCTAAAGCTGAAATATTTTACGAGGACATGATTAAGATGTGTGTATTCTATGGATGTCAGATACTTGTTGAGAATAACAAGGTAGGTATACTAAAGTACTTTGAGAACAGAGGTTACTATGAGTACCTTATGGATAGACCAGAGATGACTCACACTGAGTGGAGTAAAGGAAAGCAAAAGACGAAGGGTATACCTGGTTCTGGAGCTGCTGTAATAAATGCTCAGGCAGAGGCTATAGCGACTTATATATATGACCACGTAGGTCTTGTACCTGAAACAGGAGAAATGGGGAGATGTTATTTTAACGTTTTACTTGACGATTGGAGTAGGTTCGAGATAGATAACAGAACAAAATACGATGCTAGTATTTCTTCATCATTAGCTTTACTAGCTTCACAGAAATATATTAGGCCAAAAAAAGAATTAAAAGTTTCATCTCCATTAGTTAAGAAGTACTCTAACAAGGGGATGTTTAGTAAAAAAATAAGATAGATATGCTTAACAAGAAACAAGAGTCAAACGGTT